TTATGTAACAGTTGTTGCTCACAGCACACTATGGCGTAAACTGTTCCGTTCAAAAAGAAGAATGGATGGCGATTGGAGTTGGGACAGTCAGTTCTTTAGCGTACTATTTGCCGGCGAAGGGTTTCATGGATGTCATCATGAAGATCCAAGTAAAGCAGACTATACTGAAATGGCAGGTAAGTTTGATGTTAGCGGGTGGTTGATTCGTTATCTAAAAGCCTAGTCCATGGTGTTTGATCAGGAACACGTCCTACTAGTCGTATAAACCAATATCCAGTATCCCATTCACCTTTTCCTAATGCGTTACGAGCCGCACCTGGATGTGTATGATGATTGTTATGATTACCATCACAAGGGCAAAATATTGCCGCCAGTTTACTGTTAAATGAGTTGTCGCCACTTTCAAAATTAGTATATCCAATTAATCTTTTTAACCAAGTTTTGTGTGCCAGTACTGTGATATAACTAGTTGCTTGAAATCCGTATACTACTGCTACAAAATAAAAATAACATAATGCTTTAACGTCTATTAGTGCTAAAAGAATAATCCAAGCAAATATAATTTTGAAATAGTTATTATGAAAAAACTTGTGCATTGGATCACTCATTAGATCTCTTACTTCTCTAACACTTACATGGTATGTTGGAAAATAGTAGAACCAAAGTTTAATTGAACGCCACCAACTGGCATTCTGGTTAGGACTATGTGGGTCTCCATCCTTGTCGCTCAATTGATGATGTTTTCTATGTGTTGTAGACCAAGCAATAGTCGAACCTAAACTCATTATAGTAGCAAAGAACAACATTAGACCTTTGCCAAAATTATTTTTTGCTTCAAAGCTTCTGTGTGCTGAATATTTGTGTAACCCACAACTGATACCTATCAGAGTTGCTAGCCAACCAAACAGTAAGCCTGCTACTAGCCATACCCAATCAAACTGCCATACTAGAGTATATATAAATCCTAGGTAAACAAATGCTTGTAATAATTTAATTTTTGTATCTAACGGGAGTGTCTTCATATCTATATTTATTTTAAATACTTTCTGCACTCATCTAATTCAGGAATGTAGTCTTTTAACTGGACTCCTCTTGCCTTGTCTAGTTGATCGTTGTAAGTAAAAAAGTTAGCAAGTAGTAAAGGATTAAATGTTGGTTGTTCTAAGTAATAATCTAGTATGCTGTCAATAGTTGTTTTACATGATCTACCATCACTGTGGTATACTTGTGTCTGTTGACACTTACGCATACTTTCAATTACTAACTCGGCATTAGGGTGATTGTACGCTGATTGATTTGAGTTACGATTTATTTGAAGATAAAGTGCTGTCTTTGGAAAATGTTCATCTAGGTATTCTAATAGTAAATGCAAGTTAGTAACATTATACATACCTGGAACAATTAAAAATGTAACACTATGCCCAGCGTCTTCTAGAGCATGTGCATTAGCCATTACAGTATCAAAATCACTTAACCATCTTTGATAATCATTGATTCGACCATATCCATCAACAGACACTGTAAAGTTCATATTGCTAAATTGATTTACCAGTTTCCAAAATTTTGGAGTATAACTTTGTGCGTTTGTACCAATGGTAAAATCAAAATCTGTTTTTCCAATGTCTATACACTTTTGCATGAAGTCATAAAACTCAGCCATTACGCTAGGCTCACCGCCAGTTAAATAAATTCTTGTTTTATCATTTAGTGCATCTAAATTTACATGATCAAAATTTGAATATGCAAATGTTTGTTCGCCCATAAACTTGATGTTATGTTCTGTATATTCTTTATCAATTAAATGACTATGTTCTGGCTTACATGAGCGACACATTATGTTACATTTATTTGACAAACGTATTTCGTAATAGTGTGGATTCTCTAGTTTTTCTAAATCATCAATTGATTCTAATCCAAGTTTAACTGCCCAATCCATTGTTTCAAACAGTCGACTACTTTCAATACCTTTATCCTCATAATAGTAACATTCTTTACAGTGTTTAGGTAAACGTTTACCTTTTAACATTGATTCTCTAACTTCTTGAAACTTTTCGCTAGTTTTAAAGTCGCCTACTTCCTTAATATTATTAGCAATAGTATAATGACTTCTAGCACACAGATTTACTTGTCCTGCATCTTCTGTTAATAATACCCATGGGTATAAACAAAAACTTGGATTTGTTTTCAGATAATTGTTCCAATATTCTAACTGTTTTATGTTTTTATTATTTTTATATTCTACCGGTGTAGTTTCTTCTATCTCTAGTACTGCTTTATACGTAGTAAGTAAAGGCTTCCAATGACTCCATTCGTTCATTGGTTGATCTAATAGTACGACTAGATCAAAATTTTGTGCAAACTTAATTACCTGGCCTGGTGGCATATCTGTTAAGCTAGTATGATAGTATCCTGCTTGTATGGGAATGACATTATGCTCAGTGCATAATCCATAATTGACTGTGTTATCTTGTTTGGCTAACTCGTTAGTTCTAACGTCAGTATCTGAACTGTTATTGCCTAAACATAATATTTTTTGATTGAACATAGATTAATATTTATTGATTATCCAATGGTTACCAAGAGGGCCTAGCAAGTCTTGATAATCAGAATATGTTATTGAATATGTACCTGGTTCATCTATATATGCAAAAGGAATATGTTGCCATGGTAAAGTACTTTCAGAATCTGACAAACAAATAGTTTTATTATTACTTGATATTTTATTAGATAAAACTATAGTAGATGGTACATCAATATTAACTTGAGCTGTGATAACTGGCTTCAAGTTCTGAGGGAAAGGTTTATTAGTAAGTTCAATATCAGGTAAATTATGGTAACTATATTTAAATAATTCAGTAATCTCATTAGGAATACTATTTTTTAAATATCCTGAATGTATCCATTCTTGTGTCAATGGCTGTTTTGTTTTTGTCTCACTGTCGACCTGTTTTATAGCATTAAAAAACTTTTGATCTATTACATTTTCTTCTGTTATAATATTTGAATTATCCTCAAATTGAAATTTGGTATAAAAATTTTCATTTTTAAATACCTGTATATCAATTGATAGATCAGATGGTATTGTAATTATATCATTACTAGCATATTGTTGTGTTGATAACCAAGTTTGAAATATGCCTTGGTTAAATAATGATGGTCCAAATGTTTCTGTAACCATCACGTCAATTGGAGAATCAATTTCATCAATAGATTCATTTGCTATAAAGTTTTTATTAATCACTTTAAATTGACTTTGATCAAAATATTGAGATAATACATTTTGTGTTATAGCTGTCCAGTCAGGGTTTATATCAACAGCATATACAAATTTAGCACCTAAACTTAACGCATAAAATGATAAAATTCCAGATCCACATCCAACATCAAGAACTGTTTTACCTGGAGCATAAGCCTTTAATGCTTGGTAATAAAAGTCATTTCGCCACTTATCATTTATCATATGACTATGGATATTTATAGTAGCGTCTTTGACAGTATGTGTGGTCATAATTTATTGAGTTCTTTATATAAAATGGTACACCCTACGGGATTCGAACCCGTGTTGCCGGCGTGAAAGGCCAGTGTCCTAGTCCCCTAGACGAAGGGTGCATATATTGGCGGAAGTGGTAGGATTCGAACCCACGGACCAGTTTCCCGGTCGACGGTTTAGTAAACCGTTGCTTTAAGCCGCTCAGCCACACTTCCCATTGTTTACTTTTTATCCTTATCTTTTTTCTTATTACCGTAGAAGTCTGTTGAAGCATCAGAAGTAGTACCGTATGGTATTTGTTGTATTTTTCCGCCTTCTTCAAGAAACTTTTTCATCGCTTTATCCCAATCCTCTTGAGTAAAATTTTTGTAGTCTTGTGCCATAACTATTTCTCGTTGTATTTAGATAATAAATCTTCTCTAGTGTATTCGCCTTGCTCAATATCAATTAATGCTTGTGTTGTAGGCTTATTCTCATATTCATCTTTATTAGTTCTACCGGCAAATATTCTTTTATTTGATATATCCCTGGCACGTTGACTTGCCAGAAGAATTAAATCAAATCTATTACCACCAGCCTTTTCTAAACATTTATCTATACTATATCTTTCAATACTGGGTTTTACTTTTAATTGGCCTTCACTATCATAATCACTCATTGAATATCCTTTAAAGTTAAAAATGGTGCCGTTACTCGGATTCGAACTGAGGACCTACTGATTACAAGTCAGTTGCTCTACCAACTGAGCTATAACGGCATATAAACTATTATACGTTAAGGTTATCTAAATGTCAACTGTTTATTTAGGCAAAACTAAATGCTAGTTTTCCTTGAACTCTTGATGAATAGTAGTTCTTACCACCATCTACTAGAATTTTACCTTCAAAGTTTGGAGGATAAACTGCTTTGAATCCTTTGAGTACTGCGTCTTCACCTCGTTTATTCATCGCTGTATACACTTGAATGATACTTGATTGGTTTAACAATGCTAGAGCACCTTTAGTAAACTCTGGATTTTTATTGATTTCTTTTGCTACTGTTTTAGCCACTGCGGCCATGACTGCATACCCAGTATTGAATCCCTTAACTTCATTGTTGACTTTAAATCCACTTAACAGTGTACGTGCATCTTCACTGATGCCTTCAAAATCAGTTTTACCTGATTTAATATAACCTTCTACTTCGTTACGAAGATTATCATTTATTTGAGCTACGTTTAAATATTTGCCAATTTCAAATGGTCCAACGAATGCTGTATTTTCAGCAATCATTCTTACAATGTTAATAGTATATTGGCTCGACTCAATTAAATCTTCATTGCCTTCTTCTTTGGCTTTGAGATAAGCATCGTGTAAATTCTTTGCTGACGCTTTAGCACCTGCACCGCCTTTTGAACTAATGCCAATTTCTTGTCCATTAGGTGCAATTAAGAAACTATCACACAATGCGGCATTCATTGACATTGGCCACATCATTTTACAGTTCTTCCAGTTAGCACCGTCTGCTAATACTTGTCTTGCTTGTTCTGCTTGTCCCAGAATAACTCCGCCTGCTAAAGCCAATGGTTGCATGATTTCACCAAAGTAATCACGTACTGCTTCCATTTGTTCTGCCATACCTGAGAATACTATGTCAGCTCTGCCCTGTGCTAGTTTTTGTAGATTTTGTTTGAATGTTTCTTTAACTTGTTCTGGTGAGTTCTGAGTTACTGTTTGTATAACTTGATCAGTTGACATAAACTGATTTTCTGTTTTAATTAAATTCTGTGGGTCATACCCTGCCTGTAGTTTAACAGCACCTTTAGTTGCCAGACTCCATCCAGGAGGAACAGCCTTGTTTTCCCAGGTACCTAACATGTTATGTTTTGTTTGTTTAAGGTATCTACCCCAAAGTAGTTGTCCACCTTCTCTATTATTTAATACAGCAACAGCAAACGCCAACGCACCCGAGTTTGGACTATTAGTCCAGGTAATTTTACCTTTTAAGTCATCTTCGTACTTTTTAATTGTTTCGTCTCGGGCTTCTGGCGATTCAAATTGTGCTTGATCTGGATCAGGATAAAAGTCTATACGTTGGAATTCTGCTTCTTGGCCGTTAGCATTAACAAACTTGTCGCCTTCTATACGTCCAAATAGACCTTTTGCTTCTGTAATAAATTGGTTAGCTCTCATAGTTAAGTATTTATCTACGATCTATATCATCTTCTATACACCCACTACCAAACTGTATTTCAATAATATGACATGGTTCCGTGAAAGGATTGGTAATTTTGTGCCAGCGATCTATAGGCACAATATATTCATCATGCTTGTGTAAATTTTTATGCCACGTTGTAGCATGATCCTCAAACTCTACTCTACACTGCCCACTGGCAATATGCCAGAGTTCATTTCTTAAATAGTGTCTTTGCATACTCAAACTTTTACCAGGGTTAACTGTGAGTTCTTTTACTTTGGTAGTACCTATATCATGCAGTACACGATAGTATCCCCAGTCACGTTCTGTCTTAGGTGCCATCCAATCTTTTAATATCCAACTTGATGAGTTTTCTTTATTACCACCTACACCAAACTCAAACTTGACTGCTGGGTCATCTTTAAAGTGTTCAAGTTCAGGAATATTACCACTAGTCCTATCACCACCATTGGCAAATATAATTTGACTATTTGGATACAGCATTTTAGCATTGTTAATTGCTTCTATAGCAGTATCGTCATTGTCATTAAACAAAAACGTATGCTCTACATCTTTAAGATTTTGTATGATAGGAATTCTATCTGAGTGTGGCATAAAAGGTTGCCCTTTTTTACGTGTTAACCAAGCGTCACTGTTTACACCAACTATTAACATATCGCCTAGTTGTCGTGCCGAATGAATATAATTAATGTGTCCGCGATGTATTGGATCAAATCCACCTGTTACTAGTACTACTCGATTCATAATACTATCCTCGTTTAGGAGGTCTTAATATACCAACGTTTTTAGTTTTAGTTGTTTTTTTGTTTTTAGGATCTGCTTGGAAAGCACTTGATTGTTCACTTTCTTTTTCAACACTTTTATGTTGTCCGCCTAACTGTTCAACTGGTAAACCTTCTGTAAACGGCAAGGGTTCAAACACACTTTGATAATCAATAAAATAATTTTCTTTATCTAACCAAGGATACAGTACTTCTTCCTGTTTAACACTGTCGCCCCATTTAAACACACTTTCAGCAACACTTGGATGTACTAGATCTTTTTCTACTAAATGACTCCATCTAGTTGTTGCTGGATCCATAAACTCAATATCATTTTTGTAAACAGCAATATTAATCCATGGATCATTACGTTTTTTAAGTAGATAAGCATCACGACAATCAAACCCACACAATGCTAACATATATATCAAGTTAACTGGTGTATAATGATGTATGCTATGATCTCGAGTAAAACTATAATACATGTTGTCCATAACACCACTTTGTGCTTGAAGTGATATGATTAGCATTCCATTAACTGTCATTGCTTTGTGCCAGTTTCTTAGGGTTTCAATTGGATTCCAGGCATATTGAAAACTGTCATGTGCCAACATTAGATCAATTGACCTTGGCAATATATTTTCTTGTGTAAAATCTTTATTAATTAAATTGATATTTTCATGTTTAGGAATTGAGTTTAATGCTTTTTGATCAATGTCAACGGCATAACATTTATAGTTATAAGGTTCTGGTGGATCATCTCTAGTTTCTAGTGTAGCCCACCAATGTATGTCATTACTAGCCCCACAGCCCATATCAGCAATAGTTGTTAAACTATCTAAAAAACTGTCATACTCTCTTAAGTGATCGAGTATCCATTGTGAATGACTAGCCAATTGATGCGTCCTCCATACCTGCTGTACGCAGTCTAGTAATATGTCCTAACATGAAGTTCTTGCTTTCAAGTCCTTTCATAACTCCCAACCATTTGTTACGTAATAGAGCTACTTCGTTAATAATAGTTTCAAAGTCAATGACTTCATCTTCTCCGTCCACATATTTTTCAGCGTCTCTCGACGTTAATGCTCTGTTGTAGGCTTCAAGATATTTTTGAAAGTGTTTACGTCTAATTTTACGCAACTGTATGTTAAGAAAGTTTAATACTGACTCAATTTCTTGTAGTTGATTAAAACGATGCTCAGTAACCCCAGGTAAGCCACTAAGAGCTTTTTCAATGTTACCTCGTACACCAATTTCACGTCTAGCAGATTCTAACTCTGCTTCATAATGAGCAATCATATCTGGAATAGCACCTAGGCTAGCGACTACTTTACTATACCACATTATATTTCTCCAACCATGGGAATGTCGTTTTCCAATTAGTACCTCTACGTCTATCTTTTTCAGTCAGGTATACTAATAAATTTTTTATTTCTGTTTGATTCTCTTTACTGTCATTCATCTGTTTAAATAAACCTTTCATATATTCATGTGCCTGTTTGTTTTCTTCTGTATCTTCTGGCATCAGAGCTAGTATTTCTTGTTGCTCATGCTCAAATTCACTAGAATTAAATATTTCACCTTTCATATACTCTGGTCCAGGAGTTACTCCACTAAACCAATGTCCTATTTTTCTATCTTTACGCCATTCTTGTAACTGTTTTAACAAGTCAGGCATTGTTTTTATTGTTAACGCTGATATAGTCTGATTGATATTTAACGTTAACCAACGTTGACTTAATAATATTTTAAAGTTTTTCTTCCATAATTGCAAGTCCATACCATACCGAACGTATTCTTGTTCTGGCCCCCAGCAATCAATACTTGCTGTTATGTCAATCCTTTTTAATTTTCTTTTGGTCAGTAACTTTTTAAATTGTTCAATGTATTGTTCTATTCTTTCTGTTTTTAACTGTAAATTAGTTACTATGTTTAGTTCGCAATCCTTATTTGGATATTGATCAATCATAGTTAACAACTTATCAAACTCTTTTTGTAGTAAAGGTTCGCCACCAAGTATGTGAAACCTTTTAATTTTAGGAAATCCTTTCGGAAACCATTCCCAAAACTTTGGAATCAAATCTTGTGCTTGTCTTGCTTCGGTTATTAAATGAACACCTTGCTGTTTGAACTCTCCGTGTCGTTCATTTTCTAACTGTATTGTTGAACTTAAACTAGGCCAACAATACAAACAACCTAAGTTACAATAATTGTTAAAATATACTTCAACAATTTGTGGTGTTACTACTACACTATTAATGTCATCATCAAGTTCAGGCGGTGCTATGTTTGGCACTGTCATTTGTCGCATTCTGTCTGAAACACCGTTTGACTGTTCAATTTCACGACAGTAACTACAATTTGACTCTGGCCATTTACCTTCTAGCATGGCTCGCCTGTCTTGTTGCTTTACTTCTGTATTATGAAAAGAGTTAAAATTTTCCCTAGTTAACTGACTTGTGCCAGTTCTATGACAACTTGATGTTAGTCCACTATTTAAATAGAGTGTACTCCAATTCCATTTAAGTTGACATGAGGTAGCTGTTTTAATAGGAAAATATTTCTTTTCATCCATTAATAATCATCTGATCCATAATCAATATCATCTTCATCGTCGGTTTCATCTTCTCCTAAGTAGTCATGTACTCCCCTACCTAAGTATGGATCTGCTCCACCAAACTCTTTTAATTGTTCTTCAGTGATGCCGCCTTCAGCCACTACAGCAACGATATGATCTGCGGCCGCTCCTCTATCCTTTGCAGGAATATACTCCTTAGCAATTAGCCACATTTCACCTAATAATTCTACGTCTATCATTCAGTTTAATCCTCAGTTTCAACTTCGTGGACATCACCGTGTCCATCTACTGTTAGTTTTGTTTCTACTACTGGTTCTTCTGCTGTTTCTTCAACAACATCATCATTACTTAGTCTTTTTAGACTAGAACTTATTTCTTTCATAGCGATGTCTAAACAACCTTCTTCATTGTTTTCCCATGCTTTACGGAACTGTTTGATTTCTGTTCCATCAACTGTGGTGTATACTAATCTGTTACCTTCTTTTTTAAGTAGTCCCTTGCCTTCTAGCATATCAGTTAGTCCTGAGTAAGGATTCATACCTGTTTCATATGGAATCTTAACCTGTACTGATTCAAAAGGTTTAGCATATCTAGTTTTCATAACTTTACATGCGGCTCTGATACCTTTAACTTCTGATATCTTGTTACCATCTTCATCTTCTTTTAGTTTTAGTTTACGCATAGCAACTACAATTGATGAAGCGTAGATAAAGCCTTGTCCACCTGATATCTTGTCATCTGGATCAAACATATCCTGTGATGCGTATGTGTGGTTAGTACATACTAAGCCTACGTTGTGTGAGCCAATCATGTTAACTGTGTTACGAACTAATGAAGTTAGTGCTTTAGGCTTACGACCCATATCACCTTTCATATCACCTTTTTGGAACTGATCCACATCTGTTGGAGTAAGTAACATACCTAAACTATCAATAACAAACATCACTTTAGGACGTTCTTCATCTGGTAGTGTTTTATAGTCTTTCATAAATTCACTAATTGTTTTAGCAACGTCATCAATCATAGCCATGTTTAGTTTTAGAAGTTTATCTTCTGAAACATCTACACCTAGTGCTGTTAACCAAGATTCATCTAGTGCGTTTTCTGTATCAATTAATACAACATAGATACCCTGTGCCTGTGCTGATTTGATAATGTTACCTGAACAAATATATGATTTACCTGCCCCAGACTCACCAGCAAACACAGTAACTTTACCTAGTGGAATACCACCGTGAAAGTCTCCACTAATCAAATAGTTTAATGTGTAGTTGCCTGTTGATACCCAGTCAGTTGGATCGTTAAACCCAATACCAAGTCCATCAATACTTTTAGTTAAAGTTTTTCTAAATTTACTTACGTCAAATGGTTTTGCCATGATATATCCTTTTTAATTATTCTCTACCGGTACGTTTGCGTCTTTCTTTAAAACTGTCGACTAGTTTTGATAGTGTTTTATCTCCCCACTCAGCAAACAAAAATGGAAAGATAGCATGAATAGTTCCGCCTATCAGCAAGATAATATACATAAAGTTTGCCCACATAATCCAACTAAAATGTTGAAAATATGATTCATTTACCTTTTTTAAATGACCAAAATCTATGTATAATTTTTCTTTAAGAAATTTCTTCATAGTATTATTTTACACTCATTATTACGCATAAGCAAGTCTTTTAGTTAGCCAAATGAAAGAAAAAGTTGTTTCTTGATAATACATTTTTGAACATTATTTCTCTATATTTTGTTAAATTTGGCCATAAATCTTTAAAGTTTGCTAATGGACAAAAATGACCAATTACTTCATAGTTATGTTCTGTACACCAATCAACATATTCTTTACTAGGAGGTCTGTGTTCGGGTTTCGATAAATTTATTTCAACTTCTCCAGTTAATGCCGAAAAATCATCTCTACCTTGCCAACTTAAATCCCAATTAAGAAATCTTTCATATTGTTGTCTTCCTAGGTTATGATAAACAATACCAATATTATATCTATCAAAACTTAATATGTCAGTTCCAAACGGATTTGGGGTTCTCCAATGGTCAACTTCTTTGTTAAACCCATTAAACTCAAACATACTTTCAATATAATGAATTAAATCATTTATATTTCTAAACTTGTCAACATAATCTTCTCCCATTAATCGCAGAGCAGTAATTATTTTAGGTTGATCTTTACTTAATTCAACCCATGCTGTATGAGTTTTATTCAAAAATGTTTGATTGAATGGATCAATCTTATCATTGAATATATTGACTTTAAATCGGCTAAGAATTTGTTGAACTTCATTGTATACTTCTTCAAAATCAGTAATACATCCTTGTGATATTCCTGTTGAAAAGGGAGTAAAATGATTTAATTTTTCTGTATTTAATGTTGAGACATAAAATTCAAATAAGTCAGGTTTATCTGTTTCTAACAACAGCTCATCACCTGATTCAGCCCATACAAATTTCATATATTATCTACTAAAGAAAAAGTAGGGCAAGTTGCCTTGCCCTTACTTATATGTTACTTCTGACGGTTTCTAATCATTGCTAGAATATCTTCAGCACGTTGCCCACCACTTGCTGGTGTTTCAACTGGTGCTGTAGGCGCCGCCTCTGCTACTGTTTCTTCTACTTTAGGAGCCTCAACTGCCGGAGCAGGTGTTGCTTCTTGTGTAGGTGCTGGCGTAGCAGTAGTTTCTGCTGTTGCTGTTGGTGCTGGTGTTGAGTTAGAAGTGTTAATTTGAACACCTCTTGGTCTATAGTAGTTGCCCCAACGATCTGCGTCATATGCTTGACCATCAACTGATGCTTCAAACATTTCTTTCATAACTTTAAGTTCAGCTTCGCTTGGTTTCTTAGGAAGGAAGTCGCCTAGGTTGTGAAGACCATATTGTTCAATAGCGCCACTTTCTGTAGCGTCTAGTGCTGATTCCTTACGTGACCATTTTGAAGTTGAATAGTCAGCATAACCACCTTTAGATGTTTTAGTAATAATAAAGTCTAAACCACCTTGATAGTCTGTTGGTAAGTTTTCTAATTCTGGATCTAATAAAGCCGCTTTGATCAAGTTAAAGATCTGTGGACTAATAATAAATCTACGAATTGGATTTTCTGGTGTTTGATCATCTGTAATTGGATTCTCTCTCACAAAACCTTGGAATAGGTATGATTTTTTCTTCCAATATTTACGACCCATATCTTCTAAACTTGGATCTTTGAACCAAGTTCTTACTTCTGCTAGAATAGGACATGCTTCACCCCACATTTCTACACATGGTACCTGTACCACAACTGGTTTACTATCTGCTGATCCTTTAACGCCAGCAAATGATAAGTTAATCATGTTACGTTCTACCCAAAAGAATGTATTGTCTTTGTTTGCGTCTGGTAAGAATCTAACACGTGCTGTGTCACCTTCTTTAATATTCCAGTGTGCGTAGATGGCGTTATCACCGCCTGATTGTGAAGAGTTCGATTGACCTCTGTTTTCTTGAGCCTGTAATTTTGCTCTAATTTCTGCTAGACTTGTTGCCATGGTATTTCTCCTTAATAAGTTGCCATAATGTTTGTGCCTAAACTACATAACACTTCTATATTATATAGTACTTTTATTTATCTTTCAAGTGGGTTTTTATAGATTTTTTACCAAAAAGAAAGGCAGTTAAAAAACTGCCCTTTGTGCATGGGTTGCAAGAGTTATTTTAAACCTGATAATCTCTTAATGTCTGATAATTCTTCTTCGCCTAGTGTGTCCCATGATTTTGCTGGAAGTCCACCTTTTGGAGTTGGTCCTTTGCCATGTAGATCAAATATGTCTTTAAGCATGTCAAGGTATCTTTTAACTGTATTTGGTTTGTCATCTTCACTGGTTAAATCAGTAAAGTGTGTTACAGTAGTTTGTCCATTATCCATATCAACTACTAGTGCGTTGCTATGTGTGTTAGACACTTGTGCTACTGTACCTGTTTGGCCTTTGTCCTTAACATACACTCTTTGTCCTACTAATTTTTCTAATTTTTCATGTGCCTCGTAAACTACTATTTCGTCTTCATGTATTGATTTTTGTAGATTGTCAATTGCCTTATCGTGCCTTTTATCAGTTTGTGCTTGTTTAGCAATTTCTTTTTCTTCCCAATCATTTTCTTTTTCTAACTTTTCTAATTGTCTTGTGAGCTCAATTGCCAGAGCCGCTAGTGGATCATCGTTAGCCTGCCCTCTATTTTTAATTAATGCTTTTGCTAATTCAATTTTTGCTTTAGGATCTTTAACACTGTCTAATGGTCCTTCTTCATCCTCAGTTTGAATTAAGTTTTTACTAATGTATGCTGGTTTACTTGGGTCCTGTCTTAAGCCTGGTGTTTTTACTTCTTCCCAATCTGATTTTTTCATGCCATATTTTTCTTCAAACTCTTTGTCAGATAAATCTTTTAGGTCCATTGATAAGTCTTTCATCTTGCCTTCTTCCAGATCATCAACATCAACATACTTACCTTCACCATCACAATCTGGGCAATCGTGTTTTTTATGTTCTTCATCTCGCCATTCGCCTGCACCCTGACAAGTTGGGCACTCATATTCTTTGTCTTCTTCAACGCTTTCATCTGCGGCCACTGCCTGTGCCCAGTCTTTAGGTTTTTCTTCTTTATTTTTACCCATAATTCCAAGATCATCTGTGTATTTTCTAGGATTGTTAAATCCAGGTTGACGGTAATTTTCTTCTTTATCGCGACCTTGATCACGTACAAAACCATCTGGACTTAGTTCTTTAATTTGTTCTAATACTTCTGGCATGTTGTTGTCTAACCAAGACACTATAAGTGAGTTACAGTCTGCTTCTGGATCTACTTCTGCTAGTGCTTCAATGTCATCATATAATGAATCATCGCCAATGTATTTGCCAACAGCGTTTGTAGCGTTCATACCATCTACTCCAGCTATAATAGGCTTTCTTAATAATTCAGCAAGGCCTTTGATATCCTGATCTGTTTCTGGAATATTCCATGTACCTTCACTTATTCTATTAGCCCATGACTCAAATTCTTTTGTTAGCGTGTTATCTTTTTCACTCATAATTTTGTGTGCCTTGTGAACTAAAGGTAATGCGTTTTCTACTCTTTCATCCATAATCTTTCTTACAAAAAGATCTTTTAAAGATGATACATCAATTTCGTCTTCACTTACCTGAGGATTAAAGTTTTCTTTATATTCGTTATAACCACGCTTACCTTTCATTTTATTTAATGTAGATTTAAGCAATCTATGATATCCAAATGCTGATTCAGCCATTTGTTGTGCTGATTCATTACTAAGTGTTCTTGTACGCATAGAGTGTACAAATGGTCTTAGTGTTATCATTTCATTGACCATTAATGTAATTTGTTCGCCTAGTGTGTCTGTTGGTAAACCTCCAGCAGATATATGGCGTGCCATTGCTCTAGCACCTAATAAATTTGTAAATGGTAATCGGAATCTTTCGTTTTGTTCGTTTTCAATAAAAATTGCTTCAATATTTCTTGAACGGCTTCCACGTATTTCTTCAGCAACTTCTTTTGTGTGCTGGATTTTAATTCTTACTGGTCCGTAGCTTTCATAACTTCTCTTTTTAGTACCGTACATTTTACCTTCTGACACTAACTCATCAGCTGAATATGTAGTGTCAGCGTGACTCTGTTGTTCAATATCTCTATACTTAAGAGTTGATCTTGTAATATCTCGTGGTTCAAAATTTAATAAGTTTCTTTTAGAAAACTCTCGTAATTCTTTGAGAAAGCTATACCATTTTTGTTTGTGCGGTTCTTCTAAATTATTGCTAATGTTTTTACTATAGTAAACTTTTAAACTATTTTCATCGATGATACTGATAGTAATGTTGCCATAATTTTTATTGTCTATCACATAATCAAAGTTAAAAAATCTAGCATCTTCAGGAGTGTTAGTTGCTTTGGCATTTTGATCACCTAAGGTGACATCCTCAAATCTATCACGAACTTTTTCAAAAAGACTTTCAGCAATTTTATTAATTTCTCTCATAGTATTATTTATCTTAAAACATTATAAATGGCATTGGCTCAATAAGATCGTCTAGACTATCTTTCATTACACTATCAAGTTCAGGAACATAACTTTGTAATACTTGGGCCATTCGTACTATTAATATTAAACTCATAACCAAATCGTCATGCTCTCCTACTTTGGCCGCATAACTAGTTCCGTGGGCTACAAATGTTTTTAATTCACTTATCAATGGGCGACTGTGTATAGTTAAACGTCTTGTTTCAATTAAATTTTTAAGTTTAGCACAGGCACTTAATTTAGATTTATGTGTTGTATTAAAACCTTTTCTAGATTTCTTTCCAGGTGTTTTAGGTTCTGTTAAGAATATACCTTTAATATTTTCCTCGCCTATTTCAGCAATACTAACTATTGCCGCTTCACCTAAGGTGTTATTTTCTAAGCTATAATATATTTGTGTTTCTGGGATTATTTCTGCCAAATGTTTATTAATTTCAGATAGTATTGCAATCTGTTGCTGAATTGGAGTTTTATTATGTTTCCATTCTGCTACTTGCTCAAATGCTGGCAATTCAAATACTTGTATAGCCGCTGGGTCACCGCCTGTACCAAGACTTGGGTCTAGTGCTACCATATAAGTATGTTCGGGGTTTGGTTTCTTGTACCAACGAACTTGTCCTTGTTTTTCTATAGGATCCTTTCCTTGTAAATCAATCAAATTACTGGCATTGATTAATGTTTCGTCCCAGATAATAAATTCACAATCCATTTCACGTCTGAAACGATCATCACCCAACTGTGCTCTTTGTTCTTCCGCCCACTTGTCATCTCTATCTGGATGTTCATTCCAGTAACTACGGAATGCTTTAAATCCATTAATGCCTATTTCAGTTGGGTTACCGTGCTCATCTTCTAATTTGTTAGCACCTTTCCATAACACAGCAAATTGATCTTCGTCTGAGTTTGGAGTAGATGTAATAATACATTTACCGCCTGTTGCCAGTGTTGGGCTAATAGAAGTCCAAAACTCACGACCAATAGTAGGTCTCACAAACGCAAACTCGTCACAGTATAGTAGTGATATACTCATACCTCGTCCAGTGTTTTCAGTTGTTGTTGACGAAACTATACGTGAACCATTATCAAAATCAATTGAACCTTTATTGTAACTAACAGCACCTGCTCTAATATAATCTGGAGTGTCTTCGTAGGCATAACGTATACGTTGCATGATCTCCTGTGATCCAGAGAATTTATGTGCGGCAATAAGAATAGTTGAATCAGGCACAAACATAGCATACCATAACAGATAACCTGCGGCCGATGTTGATTTACCTGTTTGTCTGGGCATTAGACTTATACTGAATCTATTTTCGTGATAGGTTCCAATTAAGCGTTTTTGATATTCGTATGGCTGATACAACATTTTACCTTGTGTAGGATGCTGTATATAAAAGTAGTTGCTCATAAAGTATTGTGGACCCGTTACAGGATCAGCACATAGAGCAAACTCTTGTAGTTGTTTTTGTGTAAAAGATTCTTTAGTATGTGGTTTCTTTACTAATACAGAATCTGTACCTTTTGCTGTTCTTGCCATACTAGTACTTATCTGAGTTTAAATTAGGTAAAACTATTTTTTATTACCAGGGCTTTTCGCCAGTCATATATGGCTTTGAGAACCATAACTTAAACCATTCAGGAGTGCCTGGTTCAATGTTATGTTTTGCTTGATATTCTGCTTTTTCTTGTGCTGTGTGTGTAAGATTGGTTACTTCACTGACACTATTAGTAGTGCCAGTATATTCCTGAAGTTCACCTTTGTTAAGATCAGACAGACCTGCTAATCTTTTTAATTCTGATATTTCAATATCCATTACGATTTGATATCGTTAATCATCTCTTCGTATTCAGTCCAGAGACTTTCTTCTAAAGTTTCTTCTTCACTTTCTGCTAAAGGATTAGCCGCTTTATTAGCAGTTTCTGGATCTTGTACTTTAGATTTGTGTAGATCATCTCCACTAGGTATTGCGGCACTTACTGGTGCCGTTTTTTCGTCTGGTGTATTAGCATACTCAATATCACGTTCTTCTTCAACAACTTCTTCTTGTTGTACTGTTACTGCTTGTACACCGGCTAATCTCATCATAAGTTTTAAAGCATCTTCTTCGCCGTTTGCTGTAACGTTTACATTAATATCTTCGTTAACTTGTTTATCTTCGTTCATTTTTTCTTCCTCAGTATCACCAGTTACCTTATATGTTTTACCGTCTAATTCAAATTCATCTTTACCTGCTTCAATAGCATCTA